CATTTGCTGCTCTAGGTCACGCATTGCAGACTCACGGTCACGCCGTGCTTCACGCTCAATGTTATGCTGGCGGTACTGCTCAGGCGTTATGGCCTGGGTCACGCCGCCCCTCGCTGCATACTCTGCCATGTCGGCGGCGAGCTTGCGGCGCTGCTCCTCCTTATCGCTTCGCGTTGTGTGTAGTGCCATGTCGCACTCCTATGCTCTGCCAGGGCAGCGTGTTGATGCGTCCGTGTACCAAACCTTTAACGTCACCGTGTATGTCGCCGCCTACGCTGCCGCCTATGCTGCCCCATACGCTGCCCTTGACAGTACCCTTGACGGTTAGGATACGCCACTCCTTGCTCTTCGGCGTGTACTCAAAGTCTATCATGTCCAGCACCTGCTCAAGCGTGGGGCGTGGGGCGTTAGGGTCTGGCTTTGTGATTTGATAGCTGCCCGCTTGGGGCGCTCTGCTCACGCTAGCGTGCTTCATCACTCACTCTCCCTTTGCTTTTGCGATGGCGGCTTTGGCTTTGCGTTGCATCTTAAAAGTAAACACGCGCTCGCCATCGTGGGCGCTGTCAATTAGGTGAAAAAGCTCCTCTAACGCCTCCAGTAACTCCGGCGCCGCAGCGATGAGGCAGGCATCTTCCTCCGGCCCTATGGCGCCCCAAACCGCTTCAGGATCGCTCGCCGTTGCGATATAACAGTCAGCTTCAGGGGCGCGGATGTCGTACCCATCCACGAGTTCCACTACGGCCCAAGGCCCTGGCGTGTATTCACTCATTGCCTTCCTCCGTAGCTTCCAGGCCTATTTCAATGGCACGCAGCACGCCCAAGCTAAGGAACGTGTGCGCCGCCTTGCTGTCCATATCGAGCACCACCGTGGCGCTGCCGTCTTCGTTCTCCACTACGTCAATCACTTCGACGTGAAAACCTTGCGCTTCCATCACTGCTCCTCCTTGCTGCTGTCTAGTATTTCTTCAATGGTTTCAATAGCTTGCGCAATGTCAATAAGCAATCGCGCTTCCTTATCGGACAGCCTATGCTCGACAGTCAGCAGCGTAGCGTACGCGCCGGACAGCAGCTCGACAGCTCGCGTGCGGTGGTTGCGTAGTATTTTACTCATCCCAATTAACTCCTGATAGGTTACAAAACATTTCTTTTCATCATGCCAAAACTTAGCTTGCTCATATGGGTCTGTCATAACGCTACCATCCTATGGTTGATGATGACTTGAACTGTTACGTCCCACTCTGTGGCGTAAGCATACGCTGCGGCCATCTGTTTTGCAATGTCCAAGACACGTTCGCGCACGTCACCGTTCACGTGGTCGGACCAGAATGGCAGCGTAACGGCAGGCGTTTTGGTGTCCCCACAGTACACTAGCACCTGAGCGTCCACCTCGTAGCTCTCAGGCGACGTAAACGGATTAGGAATAGGACCGTACTGCCTAGCCTCAGCGGCCTGCATAGCGGCTTCTGCGGCCTCCTGGCCGGCTTGGATTAGCTCTGCTGTCGTCATGGTCATAGCTCACACTCCGTTTGAACTGTTAAGTAATCCTTACACGTTGCGCTTTTATGTACATATTTCCCGCGTTTATGCACACTTTTCTGCGCTTCGGCCCGGTCACAAGCCCCACTCCTCGTCCCAGTCCGTGATGGCTTCCATGTAGTCGTCAATCGCTTGATAATATAGCGCGTCGATTGCCTCCGCCAGCGCCTCCTCAAAGCCAGCGAAGCGCTTGCCCACGGCCAGCAGGAGCGGCGTCAGGTCGTCCCCGATGGGGAGATATAACTCGTCCGTGTCGCCTGTCGCTATGGTTTCGCGGAGCCACTCTTTAGCCAGCGCTTCCCGTATCTTGGCCTTTTCGCATAGCCATTCGTAATGATCGTCATAGTCTATGTTTGCCATTGTGTTACCCTCTTTGCTTGCGTTGCTGCCAGCGCTCACGCACCAACAATGCCAGATTTATTGCGGCCAGTACAGGCCCAAGCGTTATGATGAACACATATTCCCAGAAATGCAAGCGCTTTTCATTCGGGTTTTGGAAGTCTTCGGCCCATGAGGCAAGCGCGCAGCCTATGCCGAGGATTAGGTAGATTGTCAAGACATTTATTTCCATTTTGTTTCCTCCTGTTACAGCGTGAAGAGTAGCGATATTGTAGCCCAAGCGGTGGCGAATGTCATCAAGGCAAACACTGATAACACTGTGCCCACAATTGCCATACCGGCCCATGCTGCCCAGCGATTAAGCCGGGCGTGCCTTTCGTATGCTTTGCGTGCTGCGCTGTTCATGCTGCGACCCTCGCAATCAAGTTTTTGTATTGCTTCGCCATTTTGCGGCCATGTTGCGGGTATGCAATCACGGCAACGTCCTTCTGCCAGCACGCCCGACAATCGGCACACTTCCCGTCGCGGGTGTACGCTTCGCACACCACGGCGCTTTCTGGCGCGTCTTCATGGTGGGGCACAATGGTGCTAGTAGTCTGCCCCGGTATGGTTTCGCCCGTGATGCTATCGGACGACAAGCGCACCACAACATTCGGGAGCGCTTGCATTGCGTCTAGCACGGTCCGAAACTTTGCAAACTTGTGCATGCGCGTCGGGAGCCAATGACTGACCCAAGGCGTGCGCTGCATTACGTCCAGAATCTTACGCGCTAGGCGCACGTCGTACACGTCCCCACTATCGAACCAGCGAAAGAAGCGCGAATTATCTAGCGCCCTGACCATGTCGTCAACCCAAGCATCGCGGCGCCAGTCTTCACGATTATGCAAGCGCACTCCCTTTACGTTCTTAAACAGATAGTTGCCATCGGTCGCATAGCAGCCCTTGCACGCATCGACTAGCGTCCCGTCGGCCTTCTTGCTGCCGGGGCAAGTGTCTAGCGCTTGCAGGGACCATGACAAGCATGGCATTTTTCCGGGTTTGGATAGCTTGATTGTCATTGTGTGTATCCTCTGTGAATTCTGTGGCTTGCCTCATCAGCGCGCGGGGAGCCACCCCATCGCGGACGCCCTGGTGGGCGTTTCGGCTTAGTAACCAGCGCGGCGCTGCATGACGCGATAGCTGATTGTAATGGCGTCGTTAAGGCTGCTGATGTATCGACGCGTAATGTCAAGGCGCTCAGCGTCGTTAAATGTACAACCAATGCCAGCGCCTGGAAAGCCTTCGCCACGGTCAAGGTATGATTGCGCTGTGGCGATGCGTGCCTCAAGGTCTGCGATGATTTCTTGCGCATAGTTCATTGTGTTTCCCCTTCTGTTTAACTGTTCGGGCCATGCGGCCCACTCAATAGCCAAGCCATGCTAGCACTTCAGCACTATCATAGCAATCCCTGCGCCCCATTTCATCAACGAATTCGTCCCAGTCGATGCCATGCTTTTCTACTTCGCGCCGCGCTTCGCGTGCGCTCACTTCAAACCCTGCCATTGCTTCGTCGTATGTTGCCATGTTGTGTGCCTCTTTGGCTTAGCGCTTCGGCCCCGTGCCGTTGCGTTATGGGTACATAGTAGGCAATGCGTCCCAAGCTGTCAACCCCTGGCGCTAAACTTTTTGCTACTGCCGACGAACGGTCTGTTGCGAATCATTCTCATTTGGGCTCGGGGCGTAGTGCTGCTATATAGTAGGCGCGTTGCTGGCGTGGCGTTAGGCGTAGCGGCTGCCGCATCGCTCCCTTTCCGCTCCCAATGTGTACACTGCTTACATTGCGCTGGCGATGCGCGGGCGATTCGGGGCAATGCGAATGAGAATCATTCCTATTGGGGGCGCTGCGCGGGCGGGGGAGGGCCTGTTTGTCTGGGCCGAAACACCGGGTAGCGCTCCGACTTGCAAAAAGTAACTTTTGAGTCCCATGCGGTAACGTATTGACACACTTTGTACCCCATTAAACTCCGCTGTAGAGCGCATTATGCTTGCAAATTGTACAAAAAGTGAGCAAACTGGGAAATAGTGTGGGCCGTAACGCTCTGCATGGGCCGCTGCGTGAGCCGTTATGCTACCAATCTACTGTCAGCTATTGACTTTTGCCTAAAAGTATGATAAAATATATGGTATTCTTTAGCTATACAGGTCCACAGCGGCTCCAGCTACAGCCTAACGACAACTGCTGACAACAACAGCACAGCCGATTGGCCTTACGACTACAGCCGACAACCACTGACCACCTGTATAGGTAGCGTAACGTACATAACGGAGCAAACATATAGAGGAATTTGTGTATGAGTGAAGATATGAGACAAGGTGCCGTAGGGCGGTCACAGGCGACCGTAGGGCGCCCCTCTAAAAAAGCACTCCAATCGACAAAAGACCTTAGTAAGCGGCAGCAAGCCGCAGCATTAAAAGAGTTTAGGGCACGTTTGTTGTTAAACCCTAAGTCCCCTAAGCTGATTGAGAAGATGTTTGAGATTGCATTTGATGATGATCATAAACAACAGGCGGTTGCTCTTAAGCTGTTGGCGGATCGTCTTATGCCTGTGGCGGGCTTTACGTCAGACGGTAAGCAACAGGCACAAGTGTCTATCAATATCAGCGGAATTGGCGCTCCGTCAGGCGGAAGCGTTACGATTGACGGAACAAGCGGAGAAGTTGAAGATGAATAGTATATTAGCAAAACAAATTAATGAAGCTGCTAATTACTATAACTATAAAGGACCGCTTGAGCCGGGAATGATTCACCTTATTGAAGAAGAAGGCTTTGTGCCTGAAGTGTATGAAGATGATGTTGGTGTAAAAACCGAAGGGGTAGGCGCTACGGCAGAGAATAAAGGGAAAAACTTCTTTACGGAAGTGTATCCCAAGTATGAAGAAAGGGCGGCGCGTAAAGTTAAAGGCTATACAACCATGCCGCAAGACTTAAAGAACGCTATCCTTTCAGCGGTGTACCGTGGCGACTTAGGCCCTAAGACTGCTAAGCTGCTATCTAAAGGGCAATACGCTGCAGCAGCAGAAGAGTACCTAGACCACAAAGAGTATAAGGAGCGTAAAGAAAAAAACCCTGACGACGGCGTGGTGAAACGCATGGAACGCAATGCTGCCGTAATGCGTAAGTATGCTGAGGAACAAGCAGCCTAGTGGCTAACATAGACCTATCGCTTATCCCGTGGCAGCAGGAAGTCTACGAGGACGGTAGTCGCTTTAAGGTTGTAGCTGCTGGCCGACGCTGCGGCAAGAGCCATCTAGCTGCCGTATCGTTGATTGTGTCAGCGCTTAACGGTCAGCCTGGTAAGGTCTTTTACGTTGCACCAACGCAGGGCATGGCACGTGACATTCTGTGGGAAAAGATATTTGAGTTAGCTGGGGAAATCGTAGAAGGCAGCAACATCAACAATCTAACCATTACGCTCGCTGGCGGCAACACCATATACTTAAAGGGTGCTGACCGCCCCGACACCCTGCGGGGTGTGTCCTTGAAGTATTTGGTCATGGACGAGTTGGCGTTTATGAAACAGGATGTGTGGGAAGCAAT